TCAAATGGAGGTAATATACAACTTCAAGCAGGTGGTTCTACTAAAATGTATCTTGCTTCAGGTGGCGCAGTAGGAATCGGCACGACTTCGCCTTCTTATAAACTTGATATTGGAAGCGGTCAATCCAATTACATAAGAATACACAACGCTGGTTCAGGTGATGTCGCTTCAGGTTTAATTATATCTAGAGGTGAAAGTGGTCTTGGGTTGCAACTTTATGACAATCCTGCTGACGATACTACAACTTTTAGAACTGGCGGTAATGTGAATTTCTTCTACGCAGGGAGTTCTTATAATTTATTTTTAGATGGTGGAAATGGTCGTGTTGGAATGTCAACTTCTTCGCCTAATAGTAAACTTCACGTTGTTACTGGAGGTGCTTCTAGTGGTTATGCAGGTGCTGATAGGGGTATTTTAGTTACGGATATTAATGGTGCTAGGTTAATATTAGAACATTCAGGCGCAACTAGTGGTTCTAAAAACTATGTTCTTCGTAGTGAAAGCGGAATATTTAGCCTTGCATTATTAAATGATGCAGGTACTGCTTGGACTGCTGACCATATAATAAATGCAAACAGTTCAGGAAATGTTGGGATTGGTACGGCATTCCCTTCTGCTAAATTGCACGTTGACGGAAGTATTTATACAAATGGAAACACAACTATTGATGCTGCCCTAACCATAAGTGGTTCACCTGCAATTAATCTTACTGGTTCAGGAACTGGAACATATAATAAAACAGTTATTTACAATGACCAAACGTATGGTTTTCTTTTAGAAGGAACAAAGGCTTCAGATAGTTCAGGTGCAGCTAAAAAGCCAATTCAATTAACTTGGAGGGGTGGATATTCAAATAATGGAGGTTTAGTTCTTGAAGGTAGTACTAAATTATACACTAACAATACTGGTCTTGGTATTGGAACGACTTCGCCACAAACTTACCTTGATATTGTTGGAAATAATTCAGGTTCAAAAAGTATAAATTCAAGGGCTGGAAATAGTAATAATGGAAATAGTTCTGCGCATCTTATTATGTCTTGGAATGGTAATCCATACAATTCAAATGGTTATGCGCATTCTATAAGAACTAAACACGATGGCGGTAGCACTTCTTTAAATACTATTGAATTTTGGTTATGGAAGTATGGTACCGATAGTGCTTCTACACTTGGAAGTCTTGAGGCGATGCGTATTCAAGGTGATGGAAAACTTCAGGTTGCTAATGATATTATTGCCTTTTCAACTACGGTTTCAGATGCTAGACTAAAGGATGAAGTAGTTACTATTGATAATGCACTTGATAAGGTTAAAGCCCTTCGTGGTGTAGAATACGTTTGGAATAAAGGTGGTCGTGAAGGTCAGAAAGATTTAGGATTCATTGCGCAAGAAGTAGAACAAGTAATTCCTGAAATTGTAAGGGAAAACGAAATGCCTTTAATGGATGATAGCGGTGAAACTTACAAGACCGTTGATTACGAAAAGGTAGTTGCAGTTCTAGTTGAAGCAATTAAAGAACAACAGAAACAGATTGATGAACTAAAAGCAAAATTAGATGCTTGATATACTTGATTTACTTATAGGTTCAGGGATTAGTTGGGCAATAGTGCCTAGTCTTGGTTCGTTATCAATGCGAGGTCTAGCTGCTGAAAAGCAATACGATGATTACAGTTTTACTGGTTCCCAAGTTTATACACCAATTAGTTTGCTTGACCTAGCGGAAACCTTTGTGAATTTTGATGGTACGAATACTAATGGGGTAAACTATCCTAATAGCACAAAGCCACACGCTATGTCTGAATGGAGGGGTTATGACCACGACTATGGTTTGTCTTGTTCTTCGCTTTATGCTAGAACGCTTGGTTATGAACCATTTTTAGCAAACGACCCTTGTTCTGCAATACAAAGAACCTATTACACAGACCAATCATTTTGGGCATCTTCTGTTCAGTTGTACAGAAATCAAGGTGGTGGTTCTTGTGTTCCTGCGGCGGCGGGATTTTATTATGAAGATTCAAACGGTGGATCAAATCCCGTTCGTGAATGGAATGGTAGTACATTTGTTTGGAATGGAGGTTGCCCGTAATGACGAAAATTGAACAGATATTTTGGGGTTGGGCGAAATATAGCTTTATGACTTTAGGTTATAAGCCGAAGCCTGAAGAATGGCATTTGTCTGAACAACGGTTGTATATTTGCGATGACTGCGAATTTAGAACAATAAACAAATGTAAAATTTGCGGTTGTAATTTAGCGGCGAAAACCTTGGTCAAAGAATCAAAATGCCCAAAACAAAAATGGTAAACAATAAATAAATATAAAATGGCGAATACCTATCAATTTAGAATCAACGCGGTCGATGCGCACGTTAGTCAAGATGGTCTTGAAAACGTAATTTACAACGTTCACTGGTCGTATATTGGCGAAGATCAAAACGGAAATGTAGCAACACAAATCGGTGTGCAACACGTTCCAAATGTTGATCCGGAAAACTTCACGGCTTTCGATCAATTAACACAAGCGGATATTATTTCTTGGATCGAACCGATGCTTAACATTGAAGAATTTCAGTCAAATCTTGATGCGCAACTTGCAGAATTGGCGGCACCTACAAAAGTAACGCTTCAAGTTCCTGAAACGTTAGATGCGCCAACCAATGAACAAATTGTTTAAATTTGCTTAAACAAAATTTTTAAAAATGGCAAACAAAATTGAAGAAGGGGTTCTTGAAACCCTTCAAAAACAACAAGAAGCAAAGGCAAAAATTCAATCGGATTTAGGCGCTTTGGAACTTCAAAAGCACGCATTACTTCACGCATTTGCGCAAGTACAATCTGAACAAGATGAACTTACAAAGGCGCTAGAAGAAAAGCACGGTAAAATTCAGATCGATTTAAAGACTGGCGAATTTGAACCGATTAAAGAAGATGCTAACGATATTGAAGTTGTTGATGCTGAAGAAGTGAAATAATGGGTGCGATAAACGCAACAAGCTTTTTACTTCTTAAAGAAGAAACGGTGCTAGGGCATTCTACTGGCACCGTTATTAATTTACAACAAGACCTAGCCAATGCGACCACAAAGGATTCGCAAGGGTGGCAAGAATTTTTGGCGGGAATACGATCCGGAACAATACGCGCCGAAGGTTTAACCGATTATTCGGATCAACTAAACTTTGGTCAGTTCGAACAAATGCTGATCACGCGACAAAACGCGCAGTTCTATTTTAAGCAACCGACAAACGAACGTTTAATATTTAGAGGCAATGGTTTTGTTACTAATGTTTCGGAAACGGCAGAAGCTGAAGGGGTTGTTTCATTTAATGTAGAATTGCAGCTTACGGGGTTGTTTGTGATCACCGATATTACTGAAGGTGATACTTGGGATACGATCTTTACCCAATGGGAACAGTTGAACGCGAACTGGAATTTAGTGTAATTTTTTTCTTTGTATATTTGAAATAAATTTGATAACGACAATAATTTAATTTTCAATATGGCTACAACTGGCGTATTTAACGGAACAAACCTACTAGTAAAGGTTATCGGCGATGGTGGTACTTTAGCAACTATCGGACACACAACTTCGTGTTCAATGTCGCTTTCACACGATCTACCGGAAGCAACAACTAAAGATTCAAGCGGATATGCTGAATACATTTCAGGTGTTCGTGGTGGAACAATTTCTTTTGAAGGACTTGTTGCTTATGACGATTCGGCTAACGCTGAAGAAATCATCGGATATGTAACTGGCAGAAACAAAGTAGATTGGTCTTTTGGAACTGCCGAAACTGGCGATACAGTTTACGAAGGTGAAGGATTTATTTCTTCAATCGAAGTATCGGCTGAAATGGAATCACCGGTTTCGTTTAGTGGTGAAATCACTATTACCGGAGCAATCACTTCTTCAACAAATTAATAAATAAACACGGCGCTTAATTAGGGGATTAGGCGCCTAATATTTACTTTTTATGGCAACAAGGAAACGTGGCTACTACACAACAAAGTTGGGCGGTAAAAACCGCACAATGCACTTTTCAATGAACTTTTGGGCAAACTTCACCGATGCTTTAGGGATTTCCCTTGAGCAAATCGGCGATGTTTTTGCGGGCGGTATTTCGTTATCAAATATTCGCGCCCTAATTTATGCCGCCCTTTTAGCTAATGATCAAGAACAAGGTAACGAACCGGAATACAACGAATTTACGGTTGGCGCTTGGCTTGAAGATTTACAAGCTGACGAACTTGAAAAGATCATTGAAGCGATGACCGAATCGCGCATTTTGGGTAATTCCTTAAATATGGGAATTGAACGAAATGTAAAAAACACTACAAAGGCGGGAAAGTAAATTCCCAACTTGACTGGGAAACACTACTTGATTACTATATCGGGCAGGTTGGGATTAACCCGAATGAATTTTGGGGTAACACTTGGAAGGAAAACCAACTACTAGGCGAATCGTATATGATCAAGCTTAATATATCTTGGGAACAAACACGATATCTAGCATCGATGTTAGTCAATGTAAATGCGCAGAAAAAATCCAATATGATTGCGCCGGATAAACTTTTCCCATTACCACAAGATGTTTATTTAGAACGTGGCAAACCACAATCGACCGAAGCCGAATACAAAGCCTTTGTGGACAAGCTAAACAAGCTAAAAAGCAAGGGATAAAAATTTCGTAAATTTGATCCAAAAGTAATTCAATGGCGGATCAAAATTTAAGGGTTCGGTTGATGGCAATAACGGCTGATTTTAGCCGTGGAATGAAATCCGCAAGTTCTAAACTAACGGCTTTCGGAACTAAAGCCAAGCAAATCGGTTCCCAACTTAAATCAATACAACTTCCTTTAGCAATAGCAGGTGGCGCAGCCGTAAAGCTTGCCGTGGACTTTGATAAGTCAATGACGCAAATACAGTCGTTGGTTGGTATTGCAGGCGATGAAGTTGATAAGATGGGAAAACGCGCCAAGAAAATGGCAAGCGATACCGGTCAATCTGCAACCGCAGCCGCCGAATCTTTGTTTTTTATTACTTCGGCAGGTCTGCGCGGTGAAGAAGCAATGCAAGTATTGGAGGCATCGCTTAAATCGGCAGCTATTGGATTGGGTGAAGCAAAAACGGTTGCTGATCTTGCAACGTCGGCGATGAACGCCTATGGATCGGAAGTACTTTCAGCAACTGGCGCAACCGATGTTTTAGGTGCCGCCGTTCGTGAAGGTAAATTAGAAGCTTCAACCCTTGCCGGTGCAATGGGATCGGTGTTGCCGGTAGCTTCAAATATGGGCGTTCAGTTCCACGAAGTAGGTGCCGCATTTGCTGCGATGTCTAGGACTGGAACCGATGCCGCACAAGCTTCAACG